TCCAATTATTCCCGAGTGTAGTATTAACAGCAGTATAGCCTGTAGTATAAGCAGGTCTCTCCTCCAATCTAAAACTAGGCAGAAATACTTGACCAGTTGCTTGACTTTCGACCAGGTTAGAGAGCTTAAGCAAATTACCATACTGCACAGTACTGACACCACCAGTGGTTACCAGGCTATTTGGTAATCCTGTTAATGAGCCAGTGGCAGTTGGATCAGTTGAATTGAAATTACTAAGATTGTTTGATAACTCAATTAAACTGCCATCTCCTGTATTATAAGTACTTGTGGAACCTTCTTTAATACTATTAACAACATAGTAATTTGTACCATCATATGCCACTTCACCTAACTGAATATCTTGCAACTGATTAGTTAGCAAGGAGGCTAAGCTGTTGTTTCCAACACCTGTTAATGGACGAACTGGTAAATTATAGTTAGCGGCTGTAATTGTATTTATCTGAGTACCAACATAAGCCACAGTAGCTAATTGATTAGAGCTGGGAACTCCGCTGAAATTATAGGATGAAGTTGCACCACCAGTTCCAAAAATACCGCTTGTAGAATTAATCTGGCTGGCATTAAGTATTAGATTGGAATTGGTAATGGTGTTGGAACCGGCACTGGTATAAACCAATACTTGAGTAGGATCAATACCTATTCCAGCTACTCCACTAGTCTGAGTGAAGCAAGCACCACCGTTGGTATAAGAACCTATGGCCAGTAATGTAGCCAAGTTGGCTGGTGTAAGGAATTTATTGGTACTTCCTGAGCCTAATTGATCAGCAGTTATTCCTGCACCACTATTAATAGGAGGTGCAATTCTAACCACTGCACCATTGGTATCCACGCCTATCAAACTATAGGATGAACTGGCTAATCCTGAAATTCCCAGTGAATGAGTGGCAATACTTGAAGCACTAATTGTAGAAGGAGAGAAATCAGCTAATGCAGTAGTAATCAAACTTCCAACTTCAGTAAGGAACCAGGCTGGGTATACTCCAGTAGATGGAGTGGTTGTTGCCGCAAAATCCCTTAATTGAGCTGCTGTGTAACCTTGCACGTAGTTTGCGCTAAGATTGGTCACTGTACTACTGCCAGCATTAACAAGGAATGGGCCACCTGCCAGCATTGATGTAAAAGTATGCTGCAGACTTATGGATTTAGGAGTGGTAAACCCAGCACCACCAACAGTCAAATACTGCGAATGATCATCATACGCAGTCATATCTGATAATGAATGGTGATCTAGTCCAATTAAACTAGCTGCAAATGTAAGAGTAGGAGCACCAGATGTGCTGGGAGTAATGGTTATCCCACTGCCTTCTATTAACGTAAGATTTGTACTGGCGGATGAAGAGGTGACTGAACCAGCAGTATTTACAGTAACCTGATTAAATGCATATGGATTAGCTATTGCTCCAGCTGCGATACCGTTTAATTTTTCCTTATCTGTGGCGCTAAAAAATCCAGCAGTTCCTCCAACCCCTAAAGTGGAAGGAACAGCAACAGCGTGAAGAGTTCCACCAGTCAAGGATCCGTGTGAGCTGGCATTGAATACACTGGATGGCAAAAAACCGCCAGTAAAGTGGGCTGGATTCAAAAAGAATGAAGCAGGCTCAGGAGTTGATCCATTTAATAGATTTGTAGCAGTTGTAGCTGTGGCTGCGCTACCACCTATACTAGCATTGGGGTAAGTTCCATTAAGTAGATTGGTGGCTAAAATACTAGTTCCTGATACACCACTGTTTACTCTCGCAACATCAAGCCCATAACAGGTATTGGCAATTCCAGCTGTGACCGCATTACCCAATATATTGATGGAATAGGTGGTATATGCACCAGTTCCAGCATAGAACAAAGAGTTGGGTATATAACCTGTTAGATTTGTGACATTGGTTAAATCCTTGGATCCACCAGCGCCACCTACACTATACAATTGTGATCCATTATATAAGTATTGAGCGGCTAATCCTGCCACAGGCTGACCAATTGCATTAGACCCTATGATGAATGGAGTACCCGCAATATTGGGATTAAATGTAGGAACTCCAGTCAGAGTAGCTGAAGTGCCAGGTTGTAGAGCTGAGGCAACTTCAGAGGCCAAGGTTGAATAGCTGCTGCTTGCTCCAGCAGTCTGGCTGATTAGTATCCAAGCACTGCCATTTGAAACGTATGCGTTATTGGCATTGGCTCCAGCAGTAACCTCAAATATACTTCCTGCAGTACCGGCTGTTCCTGGAAGGCTGGTACCGCTGCTATAAGTAGTAGTGGAGGTAAACAAGCTCGGGTCTAATTGACCCGAGCTGTTCAGTACCGCCAAATAGTTTGCGAACGCTGTGCCGCCTATTGTAGTTGCACCTGCAACATTAAGACGGGCAAGGATTTCATTTATATCAAGAGGCATATAATAATAGTAACAGCTGGAATCAAGACGATCAATTCAATTAGTCTTTGTCCAATTCTGCATCTTCAGGCTCATCACTCTCATTCTCACTCACTTCAGCTCTGCGAAATACAGAACGAACAGAGTCGTTATAAACTTTATCACAGAGTTTAAGTTCACTCGTACCAACTTCACCCATATACAAGCCCTTGACCTTGGTAGTGGTGCAACAAGCTACATGTGTCCAATTACTAATTGGCACACCTAGTAACTTGAGAGCTTCAATTCTTTCAGCTGGAATAGGTTTTAGACACACTATACAATGTGTCTTTGAGGCACTCTTTTTAGAGTTGCCTAGTATAGCTGCTGTTGAACTAGATTTCTTTACCATATTAAGTTATTAACCATTACCTTGACCGCCTGGTTGAGCTGCTTGTTGCTTGGATTGTTGAACCCCTTGAGACTTAGCCCCACTAGTCATATCTTCCAAAGCTTGCTTGACCGCTGAATATAATGTTTGGTCACTAGCTTTAATTTCTTGTAGCTTAGACCTGCGTTGACCAGCATCCATTGGAAATAATTGCTGTGCAATGCTTTGTGCTTTCTGTAACACATCGCCTGGAGTAGAACCACCTTGTTGCTGCCCACTTCCTGCATCAGCCATTTGTTCGATCTGATCTTTAAGTTGTTGCTCTTCTTGCATATCTTTGTTGATCTGATCTTCTTCCATCTTCTTGCGCACTTGATCACGATAATCAAATCCGTAGATGGATAGCAATTCGGACCTGGCAATAGAGTTGGCGGATACAAGTTGACCAATGATAGACTTACGCTCAATATCATCGCTAAGTGTAACTGGCATCAGTCTAATCTTAGCCTTGGGTAATCCTTGTATCTTACTGACTATATCAGACCACTCTTCCAGCATATTGTTGTATATGTCTATCATAAAGCTCCAGCTATTTTCAAATAAGCGTAGAGCGGGTGACATAGCCTGAACCTGCAAACTCATGGTGTAGAGTTCTTGAGGTATATTCAAAGCGTTCAAAATATTACCAATTGTATTTTGAATAAGTTCAGTAGGAGCCAGGTTTTTACCATCGCCCCCCAAATGCTCATATTGAAATTGGAATGGAAAGAAATGATAACCACCAGGGTCTTGTCTATGTTCAGTAATCATCCTCTTGATATTAGCTGTCCATTGTGGGGCTGATTGGTGGATGATAGGGTTGATCTGTTGGTTACCTGATCCTTGTGGAGCCATACTGAATACTCTGAAAGGAATAATATCCTCAAACATTATGGATTGATTAAACCTCTCCAATACCTTAAGCATAAAGAAGTCATCAAACATATAGATGCAGAATGGAACGGCTTTACCTTCAGATGGAACACCTACAGGAGTTGGCACTTTAAGGTGTATGAAGTTCTTCGAGTTAAAAGCCAATAGTTTCTTACTATAGATGGCATCGTATATTGCTTTAGGAGTTTTCTTACTAAAGAATTTATTATTAGTTAATGTAACCTTGGAACTATATTCCTGTGGTATATCCCAGTAATACTCTGAGGCATTTGTAGCTCTATCAAATCTTACTCTGATTTCCCTTGGGTTCCAGAATATGACTTGAAGACGATTCAAGTCTTTACTAGGTTTATCTATTACTTCGTGAAGATTGGTACGCTTACAGTTAGGACAGGTAACCTTATACTTGCCATCCTTATCAAACTCGTAGTCATCCATCTTTTCAATATTGGTTATACGCTTGCATCCAGGAGTAGGACATTGAAGGAAACGATCAAACCCCTGGGCTATGCTGGCAAACATATTGCCATAAGCTAACAGGTTCAATCCTCCCATAGCTAATACTTGCTTCCAATGCATCTCTTCAAATACTTCAATATATTTCTTCTTAGCCTCTGGATCATCGCATTCAATCTTTAAAGAAGTAATGAAGTAGTTGGATACACGGGAAAGTACGGTTTTATAGAATGGAAAGCGAAACAAAAAATGGTTCGCCCACCATAATTGCATCTCAATATTTAAAGGTAAAAATTGAAATGGGATTCCGAAAAAAGGGTTACTGTATTTATTTGATAGACCTCCACCACCAAAGAAATTTGGTATTGCACTATTATCAATATTATCAGTCATATAATTATACTATTGCGTGGTCAGTTCTGATACCGCGCAACTATATACTAGTCGGAATGAACGTCAAGTCCGTCTTTGAACCTGACTGGAATCTTAACAGGTTTCTTAAGCTTGCCTTTATTACTTTCATCTGCAATAGCTTCACCTAGTTCGTCGTAATACTCAGCTTTCTTGGTACGATTGAAGTCTGAATGGCTATCTCTTGTTACAATGGCGTATTTAGTTAGACTCATAATTATTCGATGGTTTTGAAAGGAGCTACTGTATCTAGTGATTTAATACCACTGATGCCTGAACCTACTGCACCTACTGTAGCTTGGGCACCATTAACTACTGCATCATAAGCTTTTCGGATAGGAGATTTTTTCTGGCCAGGCTCCTCCACAGATTCCTCCATAGGTTCTTCCACATCAGGGCTGGCCATCTTGATTAAAACTTGTTCAGTTAGCATATGTATAATACTACAGGATTAGTTAACTACTTTCAATCTATTTACTTCCCAGTCTTAATGAAGAGAAGGAGATGTCTGCGGTCTTCATACCAAGGAATCTGACTGCCTAGATACATTACCTCAAGCTTTCGCTTCCCAGGCAATTCCAATGTAAGTTCAGCACCTTTTTCAGGGGTATAACTTATTTCATCGGAGTCTTCATATACTAGAATCATAATGACTGCATCCTCTAAAATAGCCAGTACACTAGACTTAATGGTACCTGAGGCAATTTTAAAGTTGACAGGGAATACTTCTCTAGGTGTTTCAATCATTGCTGTTCGTATATCATTCTCCGGGGCTGCTGCAACTTCTTCAATTTGTGCATACCTGCCTTTTTTCTTTTTTCCTTTAGTTGGTTTGGCTGGTTTGGCAGTTATTAGCTTAGCAGTTTGCCCGGCTGGTTGCAGAGCTGCTTTAACAGGGCCATCCGCAGTCATGACAAATCCAGGGGCTAAATCTCCCTGGTGTTTCATACTGGATAACATTTTCTTGATGAGCTTGTTAGCCTCAGCTGGACCTGCCGCCAAATTACCTTCTGATTTGCGCCTACCACCATCATCATATTTGCCAACCACATAACTCCTGACTGGTATTGGTAGCCCGGATTGCATTGCGGGTACCTCTTCCAGGCTTGACCACGTGCCACTTTGTTGTTGTATTGCCATAAATTTTGCTGTATTAATAATTAAATGAGCACTTCCATAACAGTAACTGTAACTCAGGCGCAGACTAGTACTTCCACTACTATAACCAATAATAATAATTGTACTTATAGTGTTTTAAATACCGCATCGCCGTCTCCATACATTACCACAGTTACTATTACAAATCCAAGTAATATCACACAATATTTATTCGTCAAGCAAAGAAGTGTAAACTTAGATGGATCATTTACAGATATTTTTAAAGAGGTAGCCGGAGTTTGGGAGATTTCCAATCTCCCACAGCAAGTACCTCAAGCTCCAAACAACTTATGGAGGGATAGCTCGGTATCATTTACTTCTTCAAGTCCTTCTTATCTAGCCACCGTAATTCAAACCATAATGACAGAATTAACACGAGTATGTCAGCAAATGGATCCAGTTAATTCAACAGCTACAACCACAGTCACCACGATAACAGGTTGACTACCACAGCTATCGTGGTAATATGTAGGGGTTGACAACAGTTATCATTTAGTCTAAAATATCTAAAGAAAGTTAAAGATTTTTTGACTTTTTGTTAAAATGAAGTGTATTTATATATGAAGACAAAACCAAAAATG